TCAGAGTTTGCGCAGGGCAATCTGAATACACAAGAGCAAGTAGCCTGTATGCTTATCTTGGTTCAGAAGAAGCTGAATATGTCAGTAGAACAGGCTGGTGACTTCGTAAGAAAGGCAATAGGTATTAACGCTTAAATACATACGATTATGAAAGCAGATTTAGTTTTAGTTATCAGCCCAGAAACATCACTGATGAAACAATTGGGCAAAGTATTAGGCAAGTTATGTTCTATGTGTGATTTTTCTACCATAGAAAGAGGCGAAAAGTATGTCACGATACAACATGATGAAACCGGGCTTGTAGTGGCTTATACGAGTGAAGAACGGTTGAATGTGAAACATTAAATAAGATTGATTATGAACTCAATAAACAAAAACGGTTGCAGCGTATGTCAACCCGGTAAAGAGAATTACACTACCTACAACACCAGGTTGAGAGGTAAAAGAGTGAGAATGTACCAGTATGACTATCGTACTGAAAGTGGTGAACTATTTTCTTGTTGTGCGCCTACCTTAGAGGCATGCAGAGAAAGACGGGATAAATGGCTCAATTCGCAACAATAAGTCGATTGTTGCGTATAGCGGTTGAAGATGTTTCGTTATCTTTGGTTGTGGTAGTACCTTTGGGATACTATCGCGGGGTGTAGCAGTGGTAGCTTTTCACTTTGACTTGGTGAAGGTCGGTTGTTCGATTCAGCCCCCCGCAACTATGAGTATTAATTTAAATTTGACACGATTATGAACATTCTTACATTAAGCATCAAACAGAAGTATTTCGATGAAATCTTAGCAGGCAAGAAAACCCACGAATACCGCGAAATCAGACCAACAAACGCTAAGAAATATATCACTTATCTCTGTGGCGGTAAAGAATATCCGGCTGATGCAGAACTACCCGAAGAAGGTGAAGAAGAATTAAAGCCTATCAAGTACGATGCAATCAAGCTTCTGACAGGTGCATATACGGGCAAGCGTCCTTACATCATTATAGAGGTAAAGAACGCAGAAGCAGTAATTCTCACAGATGAAAATGGTAACGATATTGTTTATGAGTATCAAGGTGAAGAATATCTCGCAGCTCAAATGGATTATACTTTGGGCAAGATATTAGAGAAACATATAGATTGATTTGTTTAACTTTTAAAATTAGAAAGCAGAGTCGCAAGAAGAATTAACAGAGTAGCTGGGCCTCGCAGAAATATGAACGGTGCAGGGGCTGGAGGTCGATTGGTCGCCAATCGTAGAGGTACTGCAAGTACTACGCAGTTAGGTTCACGTAGGCAGCGTTACGCTGATTTGCGTGTTTCAATGGGATTAAACGGTGGCTAACCTATGAACAAGGTAGAACAAGCGAATCGATATATAGACCTCATTCGCGTAAAATCGAATGAGGCTTTGCTGTTTTTATCATTAGGTAAAGATTCGCTTGTTCTACTTGATTTGCTCTATCCGAAGTTTAACAGACTTGTTTGCGTGTTCATGTACTTCGTCAAAGACTTGGAGCACATCAACCGTTGGATAAACTGGACTAAAGCTAAATATCCGAATATTGAGTTTATCCAAGTGCCACACTGGAACTTGACATATATTCTTCGTGGTGGTATGTATTGTGTTCCAAATCCGAAAGTGAAATTGTTGAAGTTGGCTGATGTCGTAAAGGCTATGCAGTTCAAATACGGTATCTATTATACGTTTTTGGGCATGAAGAAAGCGGACGGAATGAATCGCAACTTAATGCTGAAAGGGTATGAGGCAAACGGTTATGAAAATAACGGTTTGTGCTATCCGCTCGCCGATTTTAGTCAGAAGGACATTCTTGCTTACATGAAGCAACATAACTTACCCAAGCCTGTCCGATATTCATTGAAAGCCAGCTCAGGTGTTGGATTTAACCTTGATTGTATGCTTTGGATGGAGAAAAATTACCCACAGGATTTGCAGAGAATTTACAAAACTTTCCCAATGGTCGAAAGGGTGCTTTGGGAGTATCATAATAAACAAAAATAATAGGAGGATTGCCGAGTTAGAAGAACAAAAACGAGAGCACAAATATATGCTCAATCAGATAGATTGAGCGAAGCGAATTGGAGAAGAAAAAATACATGGAGTAGCAGTGCCGCAAGCAGGCGCGCAAAACAATCTCGTGATAATCTTATAGCAAGAGCCGAAAGGAATACTCTTCGACAGAGAGGTTTCGGTCTAAGTAATGGCTAATATGGAATTATCAAAATACATAAAGAGTGAATCGGTGGAACTTAACCGCTCTGCCATTCACTTTGCAGACTATAATCCCCGGAAACTTTCCGATGAATCACGTAAGACACTGAAACGTGGTATCAAGAAATTCGGATTGGTGGGTGGAATAGTTGTGAATAAACGTACTGGTCTTACAGTAGTCAGCGGGCATCAGCGTTTGTCCGTCATGGACGAATTGCAGAAGTTCCCCGATAATGACTACTATATCCGTGTCGATGTCATAGACGTGAACGAGCAGCAGGAAAAGGAATTAAATATTTTAATGAACAACCCTAATGCACAAGGTACATGGGATTTTGACGCTCTTGCTCGTATTGTTCCTGATATTGACTGGAAAGACGCAGGTTTGACCGATGCCGACCTGAACATGATTGGTGTTGACTATCTTTTGCAGACCGAAGAAGAAAGCTCTATTGCGGATGCTTTGTCTGATATGATGGCACCAGTAAACGAACAGAAAGAAGCTGATAAAGCCGCCAAACAGTTGGAACGTGCCGAAAAGGTCGCCCACATGAAAGAGGTCAAGCAACAGGTTAAGGAGAAAGCACAGAGGCAAGCCGAGAATATGGATGCTTATGTAATGCTTTCCTTCGATACCTATGAAGCAAAAGCAGCTTTCTGTGAACGTTTCGGCTATGAGCCGGACATGAAGTTCATAAAAGGAGAAGTGTTCGATGAACAAGTGGAACGGGTAGATTGATATGAGCAATAGTGAATCTCAAAATAGAAAAGGTAAGGGAGGGAGAAAGCCCAAGTTTGACTACACATGCGAGGACTTTCTTTCTCTCGTGGAATCGTATGCCAAAAAGGGATTCACAGACAAGGAAATCGCTCATGCCATTGGATTGTCACCGCAAAAATTTAGTGAGAAGAAAAGTAGATACAGTGAATTAAGTGATGTCCTTTCGCGTGCGCGTTGCGCTATTAATTCTCTTGTACGTGCTAAGTTTCTTGCTATGGCTTTGGGTGGCATAAAAACGAAGAATACTACAGTTCGGAAAATACGAGATAAGGATGGAAATCTAACAGGTGAAGAAGAAGTACAAGTTGTTGAAGGTGAATTGGCTCCCAATTTAAGTGCTCAAATGACCTGGTTGTACCATTACGATGAAGATTGGAGAAAAGTTGAACGTAAGCAGGATGAAGATGCCGACATCCCTACAGATATTGACCACGGTATCACTATTGATTCTTGGATTAAAGACAAGCTGAAATGATAGTACCCCAAGAAATATATCATCCATTATACACCGATACGGAAAAGTTCATTATTCTCATTACTGGTGGTCGTGGCTCCGGTAAGTCTTTCAATGCTTCTGCATTCATAGAGCGTCTTACTTTTGAAATGACTCCTGTAGAGAAGATAGTCCATCAGATCCTTTATACTCGCTATACGATGGTTTCCGCTGGTATGTCCATTATTCCGGAAATGATGGAGAAGATAGAACTTGACGGAACTACCAAATATTTCAAGACCACAAAGACGGACATTGTAAACCGCATGACAGGCAGTCGCATCATGTTCCGAGGTATCAAGACTTCCTCCGGGAATCAGACAGCCAAATTAAAATCCATTCAGGGCATTACAACCTTTGTCTGTGATGAAGCGGAAGAGTGGACCAGTGAGGAAGAGTTCGACAAAATTATGCTCTCCATCCGTAAGAAGGGAATCCAAAACCGGATTATAATCATTATGAATCCCTGTGATTCCAATCACTTCATCTATAAAAAATACATCGAAAATACTCATAGGCTGGTAGAGATCGACGGAGTGCAGGTACAGGTTTCCACCCATCCGAATGTCCTTCATATTCATACAACCTACTTCGATAATATCGAGAACCTTTCTCCTGAGTTCTTGAGAGAGGTTGAAGAAATGAAAGAGAAGAATCCGGAGAAATATGCTCATGTGGTTATTGGGCGCTGGGCTGATGTAGCCGAAGGTGCGGTGTTTAAAAAGTGGGGTATTGTGTTCCCGATGTGGTGTAAGAAAGTGGCTATCGGATTGGATTTTGGTTATACCAATGACCCTACAGCTGTTATCCGATGTGGAATCATAGACAATGCGCTATATTTGGATGAAGTGGATTATAGAACTGGATTACTTTCTGGAGATATTATAAAAACCTTGCGTCCTTGGGGTTTGAAAGTGATAGCCGATAGTGCCGACCCACGACTTATTCAGGAAATCCACAACGGAGGTATTAAGATTTACCCGGTAGAAAAGGGACAAGGTTCTGTCAATGCCGGTATAGACAAGGTGCAGGGTATGGAAATTTACATTACCAAGCGTTCTTATAACCTTCAAAGGGAGTACAGAAATTATGTTTGGGCAAAAGATAAGGACGGGAACTATATCAACGAGCCGGAAGACCACGACAATCACGGAATAGACGCTGCTCGCTATTATGTACTGGGTGAACTACTTGGCAAGATTCAGAAGCCGAAAGATTTAACAGGAATATTTACTCACTAAAATTATAGATTATGCCATTAACACTCGAAGAAATATTAGCATTGCCTGACATCGGGCAGAAGATAAACTACCTGAAGAAAGGTAGAAAAACCGAACTTCCAGACCGTTGTAAACTTTGGGACGACTGGAATCCCGAACGCCATGAAATCATGGTTGACAAAGAGAAGTACCCGGATAGAAAAGTTCTTGAAAAGGAAGCGGAAAAAGTTTTTGATGAAAAGACTGGTAAGACCTATGAAATCGAAGCACAATATAAGACTGAACCGGTAAACCGTATTTCTATCCCTTTGGAGCAAGATATTGTCAACATTCAAACAGCTTTTACGGTCGGCACAGAACCGTCTATGGATTGCACTCCGACTGATGATGATGAAAAGAAGCTGCTGGATGCGGTAAAGGCTGTATTCAAGTCCAACAAAATCAAATATCAGAACAAGAAGATTGTCCGTGCCTGGTTATCCGAACAGGAAGTTGCCGAGTATTGGTATGTCACTGATGATGATTCGTTCTGGGCGAAGTTCTGGAAGAAAGTAAAGACTACTTTCGGGGGCAAGGTTAAGCCTACCAAGAAGTTGAAAAGTGTATTGTGGTCACCATTCAGAGGTGATAAACTTTATCCGTTCTTCAATGATGAAGGTGATTTGGTTGCTTTCTCTCGTGAGTACAAGAAAAAACTCATGGATGACTCGGAAATTACCTGCTTTATGACTATCACAGACAGAATGGTCTATCAATGGGATCTGTCTAAGGGTTACGAGGAAAGAACTTCTTTCGTCCATGGATTCTCGAAACTGCCGGTTATCTACGCTTATCGTCCCGAACCTTATTGCAAAAAGATAAAGACTTTTCGGGTCCGGTTGGAGAAATTATTATCCAATTATGCTGATTGTATAGACTACCATTTCTTTCCGCTGTTGAAGCTAATTGGTGATGTAGAGGGTTTCATGGGTAAGGTTAAGGATAGAATGGTTAAACTTACAGGTGAGGGTGCGGATGCTCAGTATCTGACATGGAACCAGGTGCCTACAACTGTGGAACTTGAAATGAATACTCTCTTTGAAAAGTCATATTCAATGACTAATACACCTCAAATCAGTTTTGAAAAACTTAGTGGTTCGGGAAATGCTTTGTCGGGAATTGCTTTTGACTATGTTTTTCTTTCCACTCATTTACAAGTTCAAAACCATGCAGAAGTTATAGGGGAGTTTTTACAGAGAAGAATTAATTTTATCGTTTCTGCTTTGGGTGCTATAAATCCGTCTGAATTTAGTAAAGCGTCTAAAACGATTGATATAGATACCGATATAGTACCTTACACTCTGAATAATATTGATGATAAAGTCAGTGTTGCGGTGAAAGCTGTATCGGGTGGTGTATGGTCACAGCGGCATGGAGTAATGTTTGCTGGCAACCAAGACCGCATCGAAGAAGAACTCGCTGAAATAAAAGAAGAACAAGAAGAAAAGAGAAAAGCTGAAATGCAGAAACAAGCCATAAAGAAAGGGGAGTGAAATCACTCCTCTTTGTAGCTCCATTGATAGCCCTTGTGCTTCTTTATTTTTCCATTATAGCACATTGAAATGCCCGAATGGTGCGCACCAGTTGCTCGTGCCGCTTCATTCAAACTATCAAATGAATTTATAATTTTGCCGTCTTTTAATTGTAAAACAGCTCGTGAATTATGGTGGTTTTTGCCAGTCTTTTGCTTTCTACCAAGAACCCTATATGCGTGTAGTAAGTTTTCACCATCAGTAACCCATTCAAGATTGGTAACGCAATTATTGGTTTTATCACCGTCTATGTGGTTTACTTGTGGTAGGTTTTGCGGATTAGGTATAAAAGCATTTGCGACCAAGCGATGAACTTTAAATATGCGCTTTCTGCACCATACATTCAAATACCCCTTTTTGCTTTTTATGGGTATTAAAATGCGTCCATCTCTAAACCAATATCCTTTACCGTTCCAGCATTTCTTTGGCAAGGATTTTACCCTACCTAAATTTGATACTTGATAATCGCCTTCGTACCCTTCAATGTCTTTCCAAATTTCATCCATATTCTTTTGCTTTAAAGTTAAATAAATAAAAGGCAGCCTTTAAAGTCGTGCGAAGACTGCCTTTGGATAATCGTGTATGGTTAGTTTTTAAATATCAGCTTATATAAGCCCGAAGTCGGTGACGAGAATATTGGTGCACGTCCGGCTATAACCATCCGTTTGCGTTCTTCTGGAAATACGTCTTTCAGCTTCTCAATATTACTTTTCAAACGGTCTTCTGTAAAAATACAACCGCTTGCCTCTTCAAGCATGAAGTCGTTAATCACTTTTATTAATCCCTATACATAAAGGTTATTCATGTCAATTACTAATTCTTCTGTTTTCATATTCGTTATATTTATGTGTTTATACTTAATTTCGTTTACCACTGTTATTATGCGATTTTAATTAGGTTACACTTTTTGAAGCAACGCCATTCTTCTTTTTCAGTGTCAAAGTACACCTGGCAATTATCAGCCGTTTTCTTTGTACCTTTTGTTTCGGGTACTCTGTTTTCCAAGAGAGTGCCAAAGGCTTGACGTAGCGTACCGTCTGTCTTTTTGAAGTAAAACTCTACTATCTTCACTTTCAAAGCCGTTTTCAGCTTCAAATTAGCCCATGCGCATTTCAATGCCTCACTCATTGAATAACCATTCTTGCGAACGAACGACCATGCCATTTGCATAACCTCTTTCATTTGACTTCTAAATTTTGTGCTCATACTCTTATATTTTATGTGTTATATAATATATTCTATTTTATATGTGCAAATATAGACTATATTATATAATTAACAATAATATCACTGTTAATAAAATGCAATAT